TTTCTTAAAGGCAGAGCCACTAAGAGGGAGATAAAAAAGCATCTGATCGAACTCGGGTTCATACTCTTTCATCACATTCATGAGTTGATAGTTCATGAAGTCTTTTACTCTGACAGACTGATCTTCTTTCTGTCTACTCGGTGCACCCATTGTTTGAGTGTGCACTGGTCCATTTGCTGGAAGTAATTCTTTGTAAGCTTGCGCTTGAAACTGTGTAACTGCTTCACCTAAAACTGGGTGAGTAACACCACTTGCATTTTGAAAAGGTTGTGTTCTGTTTTCATATTTAAATCCTAAAAGGTCTAAACCTTTTGCGTAACTTTGTTCCCAATCTTTTCTAGAATTTTTATAATTTTCGTAAGACTCAAATAAAGTAGAGCCAAGTTGTCCTAAAATATCTGGCGGTAGTAAATCAGCCAGGTTATCAAAATGACCTTCGCCACCTGGTTGGTTAACTACTTCAGGATCAAATTTTACTTCAACAGATCCGTCTTCCTGTTCTTCGATTTTTACATCTTCAGGTCCGACCTGTTCTTTAATACTTACTTGTTCCGCTGCCTGAAGGTCTTCTTCACTAGGCGTTTTTATTGTTTGCTCTACGTTTGGTAAAGCTTTGTCTATTTCTGCCATTTATTTTCTCCGAGTTCTGGACCACTATAGGCTGTTTTAGTTTAATATTCAACCCCTGTGGGTTGGGACCTCTAAGCGGAGGGATCGTCGTAGTCAGTCGTTTTATCAAAACTAAACCCCCTATCTTTTATGTCCGAATACTTTTGAGCTAGTTCTGGACCCAGTAAATAAGCTATTCCCAGTTCTTCATTTTCTAATCCACGCTCTGCTGCTTTAGCTACATCAGCTGCACCAAGCCCTACACCTACCGCACCTACAAAAGGTATAAACGGTGATATAGCTCTTAGAATACCTTTAGCTGATGCTTTGAGTAATGTTCCTTTTGGTATATCCAAATCTTTAATTTGCTCTGCTGCTTTACCAAAAGTTTTAGTGCTTACAGCTTCTGCTTTTACTAAAGCATTGTGTTGTCTTTTAGTAGACAAAAAAGAATCACGATCATGATGTTTAAAAGGTTTTACTGTATCATTTTCTTTAAAAGCATTTTCAAATAATTCTTTTGTTAAAGCTTTTTCTGGTCTAGGTATTTTGTCTGCTGTTGTAACCCCAGCTATATTTATCGTAGGGTTTATATCTGTTAATAGTGGATCAGGTATTTTTAAATTTTTTAATGTATCATAAATATGTGGAAACTTTCCTGTTGCACTTTCATAAAAAACTTTATTACCTCCTCCTATTCTACCAACATCACCAATATCAACCTTAACTCCAAGAGTTTTTAAATACTCATCAATATTTTTTAATTTATCGGTTTGACCTTCTAGTCTCCCTCCTTTTTTAAAATATCTATCAACCTGTCCTTCTATAAAAGCTTGGTTAAATTGAGAAGGTGTAATATTTAAATTAATAGTTTGTTTTGTTATACGTTGACCTTTTTCTATTTTATTAATATCAAATATGTCAAAGATTTTACTTTTCTTTGCTTGATCTACATAATAACTATCGGGTCTTGTTTTTTGAAAAAAATTTCCGTCTTTGTCAATTCTAACATCCATTAATTTTTTTATCTCTCTACCAAACTCTGTATTGTTTATGGCGTTAGGATTATTCTTAAAAAAATCATTTAATTTTTTCTTTTGTTTATTTACAATTTTAAATCTTTCTAGCTCTGCTTCACTTGCATACTTTGTACCAACTGCTGCTTTTGTAGCTCTTGTGGCTTTAGCTTTCTTTGCAGATTCTAATTTTTGTTCTTCTGTCATCTTTCTAGATTCTGGAAAAGATTCTGCAGCGGCTACAGATCTAATTTTTGCACCAACTTTACCGCCGGGTCTTAGCTCGTTTAATTTTAAAATGTCTTCTGTAGATCTACCAGTTATTTTTAATATGTCTTTAAACTCTGGGGAGTCAACACCTGCAGCTATGGCTCGATTAAATCGGTTAATATATTGAGCCGGAATTATCCCGGTGCCTTTTCTAGTCAAACCTCTTTTTGCAGCAAATCTTTTTTGAGCGTCTGTTACTTCAGCTTTAAATAAATCAAAATCACCTGTTTCAAAAATTCTATCAACAAGTTCTTTAAATTTTTTGTCTCTGATTAATTTTGATGCTACACCATCTGCATCTCTCTTAGCGTATGCTAATGCTCTTTGGGCAGGAGTTAGTACCATACTAGCCTCCTAGTAAACTTGCGATGCCGCCTTGTGCTAATGAAATTACTTTTTCTTCTTTGATTTCTTCTATTTCTTTTGGTTGAGCTTGTGCCATACCGGCTAAAGCTTCTCTTCTAAACTGTTCAAAAGACATGGGCTCTAGACCTTGTTCTAACATGTCGTATCTATATTTCTCGTATTCTTCTCTTAAAAACGGATCTTCTGCCATCTGCATATCAGCTTCTGACATCATCATCTCTGCATCATCAGTTGCCATGATCCCTGAGTCCTGGTCCCTGGACCCCATAGTATTTTTAAGATCGTCTAGTGGAGTCATCTCTATCTCTTTGATTTTTATATTTTCACCCTTGATATAATCTGTCAGAGTATCATAACCCATGTTGTCTCTTTCAAAGGCGTCGATTACATCACTATAAGTTTCAAATTCCATTTTAATAATACTCCAGTTGTCTTCGGTCAGGTAACGGCTCGTCCTTCTCATCTTCAGGGTGAGCTATCAACCCGCCTTGTCGTATTCTCATCAATGCTTGCGTTGTACTATCAACGTAGTCATCGTGGTCACCATGCGGAAACGCTGCACACTCTTCAACAACTTCTTGTGCAAAGTGTTCATGCATAGGAGCCCAGATTTTTCCACTCTCAAAGAGCGGAGAAACAGAGTTTACTCTAGCGTGTTTATCATTTCCTTTGCTCGGTGTAAAGTTAATTACGGGTATACCCATTCGTCTTAATTCTGATGTTAATGGGATTCCAGAGGCTTTTGCTTCAACCAAGACCATATCAGGACGCCACCAGAGATACTCTTCATGAGCCACGCGTCGGAGCTCAGGGAACTCGTACCTATCTTTGAAGGCGTTAAGTAATATAATACCATAGCCATGATCTTCATCTTCAAAGACTCCCCATGTCGTTATCGCACTAAAGTCAGCAGATTCTTTTTTCAAAAATGCTGTATCGTAACTTTGAACTTTGTAAACAATTCTAGGTGGGTGTTCTCCTGTCCAATCTCTCCACCAGTCTCTTTTGATAATCGCACCTTCTTCTGCTGTTGGCTGTTGCATGTATTGTGCATTCCAATTTGATACAGGTATAGATGCTTTAGTCTTTTCTAATTCTTTTACACTCCAATATTCTGGCCACACAGGATTTCCGTTTGGAAGTATTGCTGGTAGTTCTACAACTTCCCATTCATCTGATCCTTCTTCTCCCTGAGCCTTGAGTAATTGTCCGGTAAGATCTTTTGTAGACCAACGTGTCATTACAACTACGATACGACCACCTGGTTGTAAACGCTGACGTGGACCTGACGTATACCAGTTCCATGCTTTATCAAAAGACTTACTATCTTTTCTAATATCTTGTTCTTTGTGTGGATCATCAATGATCAGGAGATCGGCACCACGGCCCGTGATTGCTCCACCAACACCGGCTGCAAAATATTCACCGCCTTGTTCTGTTTTCCATTTACCAGCGGCCTGAGAGTCTTCCATAAGTCTTGTGTCAAAGACTTGATGATAATTTGGATCATCAACTAAATTTTTAGTCTTACGTCCAAAGTCTACAGCAAGATCTGCAGTGTGTGTTGCTTGAATAATTTTTAATTTTGGATCTTTACCGATCATCCATGCCGGGAGTAAGTATGAGGCAAACTCCGACTTAGTATGTCTTGGCGGCATGTTTATGATCAGACGTTTAATTTTCCCCTGTGCGAGGTCATTAAATTTTTTATTAATTCTTTTGTGATGTGAGCCCTGAATAAATTCAGGCCAAACATATTTTACAAAACTTAGAAAATCATTTTTAATTTCAGGAGTTACTTCTTCTAGTTTTATAGCTTCTTGGTTTTCTAGATAATCAGTAAGCTCATCTTCTGATAAATGTTTTTTTAAGTCGTCCTCAGAAATTTTTATAATATTTTTTTCAGAACTCATATTTAAAAAAGTGATTTCAAAAGTATACCTTAACTGTTTGAATTCAGCAATATATATCGGCTCTGGGACCCCTTTGCGTCAAAAGGGGTGTTGGGTCTTATAATAAAAAAGAAAAAAGCGAATCGATGTGGTACCTCTATCTGGGGTGGGCCCGCCCGCATACAAGCCCCCCATGGTCAGCGAGCTATGCAGTTTTTGCATGGGATATTCTGGGATAGTCTATGCAAGAATTGCATACAACTATTAATATAAATACTTGGTGGGGATTAGCCTCACCCCCACCGAGTACGAAAGATTAAAACAACGTTTGTTGTTTGTCCTCTGTATTTACTTCATCAGTTAATACAAGTGGCTCATCTTTTTTCCAAAGATATTCCATATTAACTATGTAATAAATTTTTTTCTTGTCCTCGTTTAAAGTTCTTAGAGCAACTAATTTTTGAAAAGCAGTATCTTCATCTACCTCAGCAAATTTAATTGTCCAATCATCTTTAAAGATGTCAAATTTATGTTGTTCTATAACTAGAAATTTTTTATTATCTTCCATAATTATAGCCTCACTTTCCAACTATCTGACGCAGTTCTATATCCGTCTTGATCTACGTCAAAATAAGTCATTAGTAATCTTCCACTTTTTGACACCCAATATTTACATTGGTCTGTCCACAAAGCATTTCTTGTAATATGCTTTTTATCACTCGCAGAATAATAAGTGATTGTGAATGGTTTATTGTCTATCATTGTTTTTTCTCTTTCTATAAGCTTTTTGCTTATGGGATTAACTTACATTAATCCCATATAGATTGCAACAACTTAATTTAAGTTATCCACATTTTTTTCAGATTGTTGCATATATGCAACACGTTCTGCTATCTTTTCCTCTCTTGTTTTTTCCCTCTTATTTTTCATGCCTTTAATTCTATCAGCAAGATTTTTAGGATTGTAAATAGTTAAGCCTGTTGAGTTAGTTCTGATTATCTCATGGTCTTTAATATCCAAACCAAGTTCAGTACATAATTCAATAGCCTCATCTAAATATTTGTAGCCTTTTAAACCAACTTTAATTTCTTTCATTTGTTTTAAAATACTACCAATCCATTTTTCATGAGCCATGACAAATTGTGCTTTTGCATTTTTCCATGAAATTAAAAAATCAAATTCAGATTTTTCACAGGCTATTGATCTATCTCTACAATACTCACGACCAATTAAATCAAGTTGATATTTTTCATTCCACTCACGACCATATTTGGTTTCATTATTTCTTCCACCACTCAATCCCAAATATTTTTCGTTGTTCTC